AAAAATATCAGTTGGTTCTGACTACAAGAATGCTATGCATTACATAGTTGGACAACAAGTAATGAACGGTTCTTATCAAATAGCTGAAATAAATCAAGAAGAAAATAGCGTTTCTATTTGGGTAAAAAAAGAAAAAGAAATTATCAAATGGAAAGATGTTTCAAACAATCCTATTATTATAGAATATAATTTGCAGGCAATATGATTCCTAGGTGGAGTTATTTAATAGAGCCTGTAGACGGAGCCTATTTAAACACCCAAAAAATAGGGGGACTTGATTTTGTTATAAACACCTCTATCGAAGATGTTAAATATGTCAATAGGCTTGGCAAAGTACTTAATTCTCCCCAAGGCTCCGAAATACCAAAAGGTTCAATCGTAATTTTACACCACAACGTTTTTAGGGTTTACTATAACATGAAAGGTAAAAAAACAAAAAGCAATGAATATTTTAGAGAAAATAAATATTTGGTTCCAGAAGAAAAAATATATATGTACAACTATAGTGGAGATTGGGTTTGCACTTCTGATTTCTGCTTTGTTAGCCCTGTAGATTTTTCGCAAGATGATGAAATATTCCGATCTGACAAAAAAGAACAAGAGCACACTGGTGTAATAAAATATATAAAAAATTCATATATTAACACAGGTGATAAAGTTGCTTTTACAAAAAACTCAGAATACGAGTTTAATGTAGACGGAGAAAAGCTTTATAGAATGAAACATAAAAACATTTGTTTACTTTTAGATGGGTAAGTCATTAAATAGAAGGGGCAAATATAGCCACTGCACAAGGGCGCAGAAAAATGGAAGGAATAAACCAGCAAAAAAGAACAAGTAATGGCTGATGCGTTTTTAAAAAATAACATATCCATAGTCATATCATTTGTGGCTGCAGTGTTTGCGGCAGGTGGTATATTTTCTGAATTTACATCACTAAAAGATGAGATACATTTAGTTCACGAAAGATTAGATGAAAAAATAGTTATTATAGATCGTCTTGAAGTGCGTATACTTGAAATGGAAAAACAATTAGAGTATGAAAAGGGTTTTTTTGAAGCCACATCTAAATCTAAATAAATGAGCAAGGAAATAAAAAACACCATACAGAGAGTAATTGATGCAGGAGAAAAAGCTGTTGAAGAGCTTATTAAAGTTGCGCATGATGAAATAATTACTGATGATCCGTCAGAGGATTTAGCGGCAGATAGATTGAAAAATGCAGCAGCTACAAAAAAACTTGCAATATTTGATGCTTTTGAGATATTAAGTAGGTTAGAAACAGAAAAAGATAAGTTAAGTGGAAAGGAAGAGTCTTCAGAAGGTTCGGGAAAAGATACAGGATTTCAAAGCTTCGCAGAATCCAAAGGAAGAAAGCTTTAATCTATTTTTAGAGCTTAAAAACTTTATACCTGCAAAAACTTTAAATGCTAAAAACAAAAATAAATCTTGGCGGTATGGATATGACCACGAGCATGATATTATTGTCATAGCAAAAAACGGACAATTAGGAAGTGTAATTCAGATCCAAGATTTAAAGATTGGATTACCTTTGCAGCCGAAGAAAATATATTCAAGAAGTCGTGAAAAAGCAAAACAATACTGGGAGCCCTTTGAGTATCCAAAAGAACTTAATTACATTAAAACAATATTTCAATGGAACGAATATCCAAACTCATTTAAAGATAAGTGGCTTGAATATATTGAATCTGAATTTGACAGGAGAGAGGGCGGGTTTTGGTTTAAAAATAACGGGTCTCCTATTTATATTACTGGGTCTCACTACATGTACCTACAGTGGACAAAGATTGATGTTGGCAAACCAGACTTTAGAGAATCGAATCGAATATTCTACATATTCTGGGAAGCTTGCAAAGCAGATGAACGATGTTTTGGAATGTGCTATCTCAAAAACAGAAGATCGGGATTTTCTTTTATGTCCTCATCAGAAATCGTTAACCAGGCAACAATTACTTCGGATGCAAGATTTGGTATACTATCAAAAACTGGAGCAGATGCAAAAAAAATGTTTACCGACAAAGTCGTTCCAATATCAACAAACTACCCCTTCTTCTTTAAGCCAATACAAGACGGGATGGATCGACCAAAAACAGAACTTGCATATAGAGTTCCCGCATCAAAGCTCACTAGAAAGTCCATCGTCAAGTCGGACAGCGATAATCTTACAGGACTCGACACGACTATTGATTGGAAAAATACCGGAGATAACTCCTACGACGGTGAAAAATTACGACTCCTTGCCCATGACGAAAGCGGTAAGTGGGAAAAACCAGATAATATCCTCAACAACTGGGCTGTCACTAAAACTACATTGAGGTTAGGTAGAAAAATTATCGGCAAGTGTTTGATGGGATCAACTTCAAACTCATTAGACAAGGGTGGTGAAAACTTTAAAAACTTATATAGAGATTCTGATTTGTCCACAAGAAACGTAAACGGACAAACAAAAAGCGGAATGTATAATTTATTTATCCCTATGGAATGGAACATGGAAGGCTTTTTGGATATTCACGGTAACCCGGTTTTTTATACAGATAAAGTTGTTGAGGGGATAGACGGTATGGACATAAACATTGGCGTTATTGACTACTGGAACAATGAGGTGGATTCTTTAAAAAGCGACCATGATCAGCTAAATGAATTTTATAGACAATTTCCTAGAACCGAAAATCATGCTTTTAGAGATGAATCAAAAAATACTTTATTTAATTTATCTAGGATTTACGAACAGATAGATTATAATGACGGACTTGAAGCACAAAGAGTGGTTATGCAAGGAAGTTTTTCATGGAAAAATGGAAAGAAAGATACAGAGGTAATATGGAGTCCAAACAAAAACGGAAGATTTTATGTAACCTGGATACCTCCAAAAGAGCTTAGAAATAATGTTGTGTATAAAAACGGTAAGAAATATCCAGGAAACGAGCACATAGGATCATTTGGATGCGATTCTTATGACATTTCAGGCACTGTGGGTGGGGGTGGATCTAACGGAGCATTACATGGCCTTACAAGGCTTAATTTCGATGCGCCTTCAGACGTGTTTTTTTTAGAATATATATCAAGACCACAGACATCAGAAATATTTTATGAAGATGTGTTAATGGCTTGTGTTTTTTATGGCATGCCAATACTTGCAGAAAATAACAAACCAAGAATATTATATCATTTTAAAAATAGAGGGTACAGATCATTTAGCCTATCAAGACCGGATAAGCATAAAAACGATTTGTCTAAAGCTGAAAGAGAACTTGGAGGAATACCTTCTTCTTCCCCAGTAATTGCTATACATGCTGAGGCTATAGAGTCTTACATAGAGAACAATGTTGGTTTTGATGAAAGTTCAGGTGGAAATATGTTTTTTAATAGAACATTATTAGATTGGGCAAACTACGATATATCTAACAGAACAAAGTTTGACGCCTCTGTTAGTTCTGGTTTAGCTATAATGGCTAACAATAAATATGTGGTGAAACCTGAAAAAAAGGTTAAAGAAATAAATGTTAACTTTGCAAGGTACAACAATCGTGGAATGACTAGCACTATGCTTAGAAAATAAATATGTACGAAAAGGGCCCAAGAAGAATTATAGGATTTCCTGATCAATTAGTTACTGATGGTGAAAAATCATCGGAGGACTATGGTTTGCGTGTTGCTCAAGCAATAGAAGCCGAGTGGTTTAGAAAAGAAAGTGGTACTTCAAGATTCTACAACAACAGAGACACATATCATAAGCTAAGAACTTATGCTATGGGTGAACAGTCTGTTCAGAAATACAAAGATGAATTAGCTATAAACGGCGATATATCTTATCTAAACTTAGACTGGTCTCCAGTGCCTATCATACCAAAGTTTGTAGATATCGTTGTAAACGGAATGTCTAACAGGCTTTATGATGTGCTTGCTCAGGCTGTAGATAGCATTTCTTCGAACAAGAAGGCGATGTACAAGCTTAAGCTTAAAACAGAAATGAACAATAGACAGGACTTTAAACAAATAGAAGAGTCTCTTGGAATTAGTATGTTTGACACAGCTGAAGATGAACTTCCAACTTCTAAAGACGAACTTGACTTACATGTATCTTTAAACTACAAAGACGATATAGAGCTTGCACAAGAGAAAGCTATAGAAACTGTTTTGCAATTAAACGATTACGATCAAATTAAACGTCAAGTGGATGAAGATCAAGTCGTCTTGGGAATATCTGCTTTACGCCATTCTTTTAATACACATGACGGTATTAAGGTAGATTATATAGATCCAGCTAATTTTATATGGAGTCCAACTGAAGACCCAAACTTTGAAGACTGTTACTATTTTGGTGAAGTTAAAAATGTAAACATTACAGAGCTAAAAAAACTTGATCCATCTTTAACCCAGGAAGACATATCTGACATCTCTAAAATGTCTTCTAAGTTTGACGCATATCAGGGCATTAGAGGTGGGTATCATTCCGACAACTTCGACAAAAGCACTGTAACTCTATTATATTTTTGCTATAAAACAGATAAGAATATTGTATATAAGAAAAAGAAAACTGCAACTGGAGGCGAAAAAGTTTTGAAAAAAGACGACCAGTTTAACCCCCCTAAAACAGAAGCAGCAAGATTTGAAAAGCTTTCAAAAAGAATTGATGTCTGGTATGAAGGAGTGTACGTTTTAGGTAGCAACAGATTGATTAAATGGGACATAATGAGTAATATGGTAAGACCCAAGTCTTCTATAAACAAAGTTTACTCTCCTTTTATCGTTTCAGCAAAAAAACAATACAGGGGGCAGATTGATTCACTTGTTAAAAGAATGGTGCCTTTTGCTGATCAAATTCAACTGATACATTTAAAACTACAACAGGTCACCGCAAAAATGATACCTGATGGTGTGTATATGGATATAGATGGATTGTCCTCTATAAACATAGGAAACGGCGCTACATATTCTCCTCAAGAAGCTTTGAATTTATATTTTCAAACAGGCTCTGTCTTGGGAAGGTCATACGCAGAAGACGGAGAAATAAACAGAGGCAAAATACCAATTCAGGAACTCACAGCCTCTGGAGCTAATAATAAGATATCTTCTCTTATTAATATGTATAACTACAACTTAGGTCTTATCAGATCTGTTACTGGCCTTAATGAGGCTAGAGACGGTAGTACGCCAGATCCAAACTCTTTGGTTGGTGTGCAGAAGCTTGCTGCTTTAAATTCAAATACAGCCACTAGGCATATATTAGAGTCCAGATTAAATATGACTAGAAAGCTTTCTGAGTGCATAAGCCACAGAATGTCTGATGTGCTTATGTATTCTGATATGAGAGAAACTTTTGTAAATAGCATTGGAAGGTACTCTATGGATCTTATAGAAGAAATAAAACAAATGCATTTACATGACTTTGGAATATTCATTCAATTACATCCAGACGAGGAAGAAAGAAACTTCTTAGAGCAAAACATTCAACAAAGTCTATCATCTGGCAAGATAGATATAGATGACGCTATAGACATTAGAGCTATAAAAAATACTAAGATTGCATCTCAATTATTAAAAGTCAGAAAGAAGAGAAAAGAAAAGATGGATTTTGATAAACAGCAGGCGGCTATAAAAGCTCAATCTGAATCAAATCAGCAAGCAGCACTAGCATCTGAACAAGCCAAACAACAAACCATGCTCTCAAAGCAAAGAACCGAAACGGAACTTAAAAGACTTGAGGCACAACTTGAAATGGAAAAGATGCAGTTTGAGGCTGAGTTAAAATTGAGGCTTATGAAAGAACAAAAATCTTTAGACAAAGAAAATATAAAAGCATCTATAGATTCTCAAATGTCTAAAGAATTATTTAGAGAGGACAGAAAAGATAAGCGTAGCAAAATACAAGCTTCACAACAATCACAACTTATACAACAAAGAAAACAAGATTTAGATCCAATAGATTTCGATGGCCAAGATTATTTAGGTAGCGGTTTACAGGGTCTTCAATCTGATTTTTAATTATTTGTATATTTGTAAAAAATTTAATTTAATATGAGTGAAATAGAAGTGTATGCTCTTGATGACGATGGAAATCGCATAGAGCCAAAAAACGATAAAAAAGAAAACGAAGTTAAATCCGAGGAACCTCAGTTAGCTGAAGAGCCTCAACAAAAAGAAGAAGATGGCTTACCACGTCAAGAAGAAGTCAAAGCCGAAGACAAAGTCAAAGCCGAAGACAAAGAAAAAGAAAATGTATTAAAGGAAAAGGAGCCTCCAAAAGAAAGCAAGGAGGAGAACTTCGATGAAAATAAGGTTTTGTCTATCCTTAAAAAACAAAAAGACATAAATGTAAGTTCACTTGATGAACTTAAAAACGTTCTTTCAAATAGTGAAAAAGAAAAAGAAGCTCAAAAGTTGCCAGAGGAAGTTGAAAAGTATTTAACCTACAACAAAGAAACTGGTAGAGGGTTGGACGACTTTGTAAAGCTGCAAAAGGATTTTAGTAAAATACCAGACGCAGATCTTTTAAAAAGTTATTACCAATCAACTAAACCTGGTTTAGATTCTAGCGACATTGAGTATCTTATAGAAAGAGATTTCGGAACTAATGAGGATGAATCTGATTCAGACAAAAAAAGGAAAGAGATTTCTTACAAGGAGAAGTTATTTGAAGCAAGAGACTTTTTTAATCGTGAAAAAGACAAGTACAAAACAAAATTAGAGTCTAATAATGTTGAGCTGTCTGAAAATGATAAAAAGGCTATTGATTTTTATAATAATTATCAAAAGGAGTCAGAGAAAAGCGAAAGGACAGGTAAAGAAAAAGCTTCTGTCTTTGAAAACAAAACTAAAGGTTTTTTCTCCGAAAAGTTTGAAGGTTTCAAATTTAATGTAGGAGACAAAACTGAAACGTTTAAAGTAAAAGACAAAGAAATTGTCCTTAAAGATCAGCTTGATATAAATTCTAAACTGTCTAGATTTCTTAACAAAGAAGGGGAGTTAGATAAAACAGAGGAATATCATAAATTTCTTTATGCAGGTACAAACGCTGATGCAATAGCCAGGCACTTTTATGAGCTTGGTAAATCAGAGGCGACTGAAGACATTGTAAAAGAAACAAAGAATATTAATATGTCTGTTCGGGATAATAAACCGGTAGATGTAAAAGGAACTAAGTTTAGAATTTTAGAAAGTGAATCTGATTTTGATTTTAAAATTAAAAAAAGAAGATAAACTTATTTAAAATTTTTAGAAAATGGCAGTAACAATGACCGGAGTCGGTGGTGCATTAACCCCAGCTCCCTCGAAAGCAACGCTTTCATCAAATTATTTGGGCTCAAGTGTTGAGTTTACATCTCAATATTTACCCGACGTATACGAAAAGGAATTCGAAAAGTACGGAAATAGATCCGTATCATCTTTCCTTAGAATGGTAGGTGCAGAAATGCCTATTGCTTCTGATATTATTCAATGGTCAGAGCAAGGTAGATTACACCTAGCAGTCACTGGTGCTACAAGATCAGCTGATGTTATTACTTCAAATGGACATCCATTTAGAGTAGGACAAACAGTTATTGTATCTGACGGCACTGACCAAGAAAAAGCTATCATTACAGCTGTAACCGCAAACACATTCACAGTTGCTTCTTACGAGAACGCAAACCTAGCATCAGCTATCGCCACAACTGGCCTTAAAGTTTTTGCATATGGTTCTGAATTTAAAAAAGGAACAATCGGAATGGACGGAAGCCTAGAGGCTCCAAAAGACATCCAAACAACTAACCCTATCATTATCAAAGATAAGTATGAAATCAATGGTTCTGATTTGGCGCAGATAGGTTGGATTGAGGTTTCAACTGAAAATGGTGCTACAGGATATTTATGGTACTTAAAGTCTGAGCATGAAACTCGTCAGAGATTTGAGGATTATCTTGAATTAGCAATGATTGAAGGTAAGCCTGCTGCAAGTTCTTCTGGCGCTGAAACTGCTGGATTTAAAGGTACTAAAGGTTTATTCCATGAAGTAGAAAACAGAGGAAATATCTCTACTGGCTCTATTGCATCTAGAACCGACATTGAAACTCTTATCCAAGTCCTAGACAAAGAAGGAGCTATTCAAGAAAATGTTTTATTTGTAAACAGAGCTAAGTCTTTTGAGATTGACAATGTATTAGCTGCTCAAAATAATTCAGGCGCATCAACATCATCTTACGGATTGTTTGACAATGACGAAAGCATGGCGTTGAACCTTGGTTTTATGGGCTTCAATTTGGGATATGACTTTTATAAGTCTGACTGGAAATATCTAAACGACGCAACTACAGGAGCATTAACATCTTCTGTAACTGGAGTTTTAGTACCCGCTGGTACAACTTCTGTTTACGATCAGGTTATGGGACGTAACGCTACAAGACCTTTCTTGCACGTTGCTTTCAGAAAGTCTGAAGCTGAAGACAGAAAGTACAAGTCTTGGGTTACTGGATCTGCTGGATCTGCTGGTATGTCTAGCGACTTAGACGCAATGCAAGTACACTTTTTATCTGAAAGAGCACTTGTTGTACATGGAGCTAATAACTTCATATTATTTAAGTAGTATTTATTAAGGCTGGGGGTTTCGGCCCCCATCCTTTTTTTTAATTTAATAAAGTATAATAAAATGGCAAAAAGAAAGACTTCCCAGGCATGGGAAATAAAAGACAGAATATATATTTTAAGTGGTGGCAAAACTCCTGTTAATTATATTCTAAGATCAAGACACCACATAAACAAACCTTTACAATATTTTGATGGCTCAATAAACAGATCATTAAGGTATGCTTCAAACCAAACTTCTGTTTTTGAAGACGAGCAATTGGGAGACGTTACGCTTCCCCCAATAATATTTAGAGACGGAAAGTTAATGGTAAACAAAGAAAATTCTTTACTTCAACAGTTTTTATCAATTTATCACCCAGATCTAGGATCTGAGTACATGGAGTTTGACCCTAACAAGGAGGCTGAAAAAGAAGTCAAAGATGTGGAGCTTGAGCTGGAGGCGATGAATTTAGCTAAAGAAATGGACATTGAAGAGCTAGAAGCTATTGCTAGGGCAACAATAAAAGGAAGAGTTTCTGATATGGCATCAAATGAAATAAGAAGAGATATGCTTATTTATGCCAGACAAAATCCAGAGCAATTTATTGATCTTACAAAAGATGAAAATATTAACCTAAGAAACATAGCTGTAAGGGCAGCTGAAATGGGAATAATATTTATTGACGATGATGGCAGAACAGTCAAATGGAATGATGCTAAAAAAGAAAAGATCATAACAATTCCTTATGGAGAAAATGTGTATAGCGCTTTAGCTGTTTATTTTAAGACAGACGAAGGTCTTGATACGCTGCAAGCTATAAATAATTCTATATAATAAGCGCAACTTACCCTCCACTATAAATGGTTGCGTTGAAGGGGTTGCAAATTTGCACCCCTTTTTTTTTCGTACATTTGTAGTATGATAAATCATGTTAGAAACACTGTGTTGTCAGTGTTAAATAAAGAAAACAGGGGCTTTTTAACCCCTGCACAATTTAACTCGTATGCAAAACATGCGCAACAATTGATATTTAACCAGTATTTATCTGAGTATTCAAGGATGTTATTGGCAAAAAATGCTAGACAAACATCTTCAGAATTTTTAGACAGATCAGAGGTTATGCAAAGAAAGCTTGAAGACTTCACAAAAGAATCAAGTGTTGCTATTTCTGCAAATAAGTATACGAAACCAACAGATCTACAATATCTTGTAGCGGTCAGATATGGCACTCTTGAAGTGGAACAGGTGTCAAGAGACAAGGAAAGATTTTTATTAAACTCAAACCTAACAGCTCCTTCGGCTAATTTTCCAATTTTTGTAGATGAGCCTTTAGCTATCACGCTTTACCCATCAACCTTAACAAGTAATATTAATTTTATTTATTTAAGAAATCCAAAAGATCCAAAATGGACATACAACACAGTTGGAGAAAACCCAGTTTTTAACCAAAGCGCATCTGATTATCAAGATTTTGAAATAGACGGTACCGAAACAGTTCCGTTGGTTGTTGAGATATTAAAACTAGCTGGTGTAACTATACGAGAGGGAGAAGTCACACAAGCAGCTCAAAATATAGACGTGACCAACACCAATAAAGATTCTTAATTATGAGTATGACTGATCAGCAATATTATTCTACAAGCTCTAATTATGGAGCAGCACAGTTTGTTAGTATGAAGGATGTAGTCAATAATTTTTACATGTTTTATGTTGGAGATGATAAAGTCATTAGTAATGTAAAAAGATACGATGTTCTTTTTCATGTAAAAAGAGCCATACAGGAATTAAATTATGACGCTTTAAAAGACGTAAAAGCTTTAGAGCTGGAGCTTCCAACAAACCTACAGTTAACACTTCCAAAAGACTTTGTAAAGCTTGTGAGGCTGTCTTGGGTGGATGACATTGGGAAGCTTAGACCTTTAATGGTTGACAATAGAACAACGATAGCCACAGCATATTTACAAGATAACAATTATAATATTCTTTTTGATGGAAATGGAGCTGCGCTAGAGGGAACTTCTTTTATAGACGAAAAGCTAGGCGCTATCAATACAAATCAACAAGACTACTCGTCCTCCTTAAGTGACGAATTTTTTGGAAGAAGGTTTGGATTAGACACGTCGGTAGCAAATGTAAATGGTAAATACAATATAGACAAAAAGAAAGGTGTAATAAGATTTAGCAGCGAGGTTAAAGGAAAGCATGTTGTTATAGAATATATATGTGATGGTATTGACTATCTTACAGAAGACGAATTAAAGATTAATAAACTCACAGAGGATTATATATACAAGCATGTTGCCCACCAAATTGTTAGCCATAAGTTTGGTGTACAAGAATTTATAGTCAGGAGACTGAAAAATGAAGCTTTTGCTGCCATGAAGAATATGAAAATTAGAATGATGGACATACATCCTTTTGATTTAATACAATCTTTAAAAGGTAGAAACAAGTGGATTAAATAATGAAATTAAAAAACATATTTTCTGCAGGCAAAATGAACAAGGACTCAGACGAGAGGCTTGTTCAGAATGGAGAGTTTAGGGACGCTTTAAACGTAAAAGTTGCTAACTCCTCAGGTTCTGATGTTGGTGCTGTTGAAAATGAAATTTCTAATGCAGTGTTGTCTAGTTTAAGCATGGGAAACAATGCGATCTGTATTGGATCTGTTGCTGACGATGTAAATAACAAGATATATTGGTTTGTAAGATCTGACCTAGGAAGCTACATCTGTGAGTATGATTCTGACAATAACACATCAACATTTGTTCTTATAGACACAAGAACCGGACACAATAATGTTTTAAATTTTACAAAAACTAATTTTATTGAGTCAAATATACTTATAGACATTGACAACAATAAAAGGTTTTTATTTTTTACAGACGGACTAAATCCTCCTAGACGGGTTGAAATTGATTCTGCCAAACTTATAGATGGAAATGATTTTGATAAATACGACATAGATGTTGTACAAAAGCCCCCGCTATATCCTCCAGTCTTAACGCTACAAAGCGCAACAAATGAAGAAAATACTATAGAGGAAAGGTTCGTTTACTTTGCTTACAGGTACAAATATAAGCATGGAGAGTACAGTGCTTTGTCTCCTTTTTCGGAAGTAGCTTTTTTTCCTAAATCTTTTTCTATAGATTTTTCTACTGGATTGAATAAGTCTATGGTAAACGCAAATGGTTCTGTAAGCATACAGTTTGATACAGGGTCAAAAAACGTCACAGACATAGATATTGTTTTTAAAGAAAGCAACTCTAGTAATTTATATATCGTAGAGTCTATAAATAAGCAAGACGAATCTTACGGTAATAATGCAACCCAAAACTTTTTATTTCAAAACTCTAAAATATATAAAGTCCTTCCAGAAAAAGAACTTTTTAGAGTATACGATAACGTGCCTTTAAAAGCAAAAACCCAACAACT